CAGAAGCCGGATGTGGAGGATTACGCGGTTCGTATGAGCCGCGAGGGAGCACCTAGTGACCCTGACTTCGTCGAGTTCGCTCGTCGCGAGGTCGGAAAGATGTTCCCGCCGGGATGGGATAGTGAACTCTATCCTAATGCCGCGCTATCCTCCTGCTTGACTAGGAGCTCGTGTGCTCAGTCAAGCCGGTCTAAGGGGGGTTGTAGAAAGTATGTACTTTCGTCTGATATTTCTTGGAATAGTCATGCGAAGTACGTAGAGAGAGTGCTGACCAGTGAGACGGAACCGGCCCTGCTGCCGTCTCGTCTGGCTGCTGTTGAGACTGGAGGGAAGTGGAGGATCGTATCCTCCGCGGACTGCCGCATGTCTCTTCTTAAACCTCTCAATACAGCTATCTACAACCGGCTGTCCCGCTTCGATTGGTTGCTTCGAGGCGAAGCCAAGGTGAAATCGTTTCGTGATTTCACCCGTGTGCCAGGTCAAGTGTTTGTTAGCGGAGACTATGAATCGGCGACTGACAACCTCTCTATGGAGGTTCAGAAAGCCATTCTTTCGTCTCTACTTGATAACGCTTCCTGGGTGCCTCAGGGCATTCGGGACCTGGCTTCTGCGAGTCAGGAGGGTATCCTTTCTTTTGAGGGGAAGGAGTACTTGCAGAAGCGTGGACAGCTTATGGGGAATCTTCTGTCGTTTCCACTACTCTGTATCGTCAATTATTTAGCTTTCCGTTTCTACACGAAGTCTCGCCGAGGGGAGATTCCCGTGAAGATTAACGGTGACGATATTGTCTTCCGTGCTAGCAGGGAGACAGCAGATAGGTGGATGAGCGGGGTGAAAGGATCAGGTCTTGTGCTCAGCAGGGGGAAGACCATGGTTCACAGTACTTATTTTTCGTTGAACTCCAAGTTGTTCGCTGCTAGGGGTTCTTCTGTTAAACTTGTACCGTCTATCCGCTCAACTGCGTTCGGGTTTAAGGATGTCGAGGATGGTGTTTATTCTCTGCGGGGTAGATGGCAGAGGGTTCTCCAAGACTATCCTTGCTCGAAGAGGAAGAGAGTAGTCCTAGGGACTCACTTTCTTCGTCTTAACACGAAGTACGTTGTTGCTTCGAGACGCAGCGTTACGAGAGGTCTTGATATGGTCATGCCTTATCA